CTAGTATTATACTTTCTGCAATAATCAAATATGGGTTTAGATTTTTCAACATTGTTCTCCCAGAATTTATCAGGATTGTTTACACTATCTCTGAGTGCGGCATAGGCTGCAAGATGAATTATAAGATCGTAATCTGCACACCCAACATCTGCAAAGTCTCCTATGTCATCTGGTCTATCTAGACCATCAACATCAAAGATATCACTTAGAAAATCAAAGACTTGTTTGCCAATGAAACCTTTATGACCTGTGACTAATACTTTCATTTTCTTTTCTTTCTATGGCGTGCAATCCAATTTCTTGCGGTGTCATCATTGATAGCCGTGTGTAGGATCTCTCCTTCATATACTATCACTCTTTTCTTTTCTCCGCAAGGCACTGCTGCATATCCATCCTTAGTAAAGAAACCTTTCTTGGTATCTTTATAAAAATTATA